TCTACAGTAGAAGCAAAAGAAGTGATTGTTCTAATAGGTTTAGTTGTTACCGTTAACAATCCCCTAAGACCAGCACCAATAAATGCAGGACCACCAGCCGCACTTCTATCCATTTCGGATAGATCTTTTCTAAACTGATTAAATGATTTCATTTATCCCACGATGGTATCAAACCAATCTTGACTCATACCTGAGATAATTTTATCTGCTGAAGCAGCATCTGGTGCATATTGTTCTGATATAAGATACTCCACAACCTTCTCATAGTTCTCGTGGATTACTTTACTTTCTCTTGGAGTAGGTTTCATCTTCAATAATAGATCTACTCCTATATTTATAAGTTAACAGTACTATTAGTATTTAATCCAAAGTTTCTTATCTTTGCGTATGACTGATTCGTCAATCCTGAAGCACCACCACCAGTAGAACTACCCTTACCCTGACCGAAACTAATATAATTCCATTTAGTGGTGCTATGTACATTACTAGTAGTACTTGCTCGATTAGTATAATTAGCACCTGCACTAGTTTTCTGCCAAATAGTAAATCTACTACCACCACGCCATTCAATTTTTACCCAGTTCCACTGATCATATGGAACCCTATAATTCATATAATGAGCATATCCACCACTTGGAGTAGCAACTGACATTTCATTAGTTGTATTATTATCATAATGTCCTAATAACCATCCACCAGTAGAACCATATCCATCATTACATATAATCCACTCATTACTACTATTATTAACCTCACCTGAAACTACATATATCTCGTAGAACATATCCCAATTTGTAACATCACCCAAACTCATAGTTGGCATTGTACCATCACCAGAGTATCTGTAGCTAACTGAAGTTCCATAATGAGTCTCAGTAGCGAACGACCAATCGTAACCACCAGCATTATCCTTAATTAAAAATTGTGAAGATTGTCCAATCTTATGAAATCTAGTAGAATCGTCATATACATTTGCAATAAAATAACTATCACTACTTTCTACTACACCATCGTTTTCAGGTTTTACTGCGAATGTTCCTGCTGTACCAACTAAACTAAATGATCCCGTTCTTTCAGATACTGCAAATTGTGTAGAAAGACCTATATTAGCACTATCTTTAACATCCCAATATAAAGTACTTCCACTTGTAACCTTAGTAGTATCTACGTCTAATAGTAAAGATAGACCTTCATCAACTGATGTACTACCTATTCCACTTACTACAGTAGCACTTGGAGCATCAGCTTTATCTTCTATAATAGTACATAAATGTCTATCGTCATAAGTAAGAAGCCATTCTTTTTCATCATTACCTATTATTTCTTTAAATCCTGTTATTAATCCAACTGTATTATACCCAACATTAGAATAAGTTGTATCACCAAAAGTAGCAGTGGTTATATTATTAGTTTCAGCGTCTGTACCCAATCCAGTAGATCGATTATACTCTGACATCTTTACACCACTACCGCCACCACCAGCAGTTCCTTTATTAATGTAAAGTCCTAAAAATCTTCCCACGATATTGATCTATAACTTTTTATTATTTATATGGTAACTTACTGAGGTTGTAAGAAGAATGCAACAGCATTACTACCACTATTTCCCCACTGTTGATTACTACCACTACTTCCAGAAGGTCCACCCATCCAATGTAGATTGGTATGAATACGATTATTACTTATAGTCCAACATATTGGAGCACCACTCTGACCCCATATTTGGTTCTGCCAAGATCCATTATAATTGTGATCACTTACCCAATAACTACCATTACCTGGATGGTTTCCATCGTTAGAACATAATGTTCTACTCTCATAACTATATCTCAGAATCTCCATTCCAGTTCCACTATTATTATGGTCTAAGCATAAATCATATGTTCCAGTAGGATCTTGACTTACTCCCCAGTTAGGAAGAGTCTCACTATTAATATACTTAAATACCATACTACCTTGACGACTAGCTAAGAAATTATCATTAGGTGAACCAGTAACACGCATTAAGAAGTTTTGATGTGATATGGTATTAATGGTAGCACTTGATAATTTTCCATGTTGACTGGTATTAATTTCAGCGTCAATCCAACTACCACCAACATTAACAGCACCAGATGGTGACATAATATCATTATTATTATTCATTTGAGCAACCTTTATCCATCCACCATCACGGAAGATAACCCAAGTTTGAAATACATCTGTACCAACTTTTATCCAGAATTTACCATCATTTGCTGATGTTTTACTAGACACAAAGTTGTTCCATGCAGTTACATTTACAGGATCAGATTGTGATGCACCACTACCTGCAGCACCAGCACTATCCACGAGAGCTATTGATATACTTTGTCCAATCTGATGTGTTCTGCCAGAATCATCATAAACATATACATTAAAGGTTTCATTATCTTCTGTTATACCATCAGCAGTTGCTGTAACAGTAACTATACCAGTATTACCAGTTAGAGTAAATGATCCATTATTTGGAGTGAAATCTGTAGAAAGACCAGTAGCACCACCATTTTTAACATCCCAATATAAAGTACTTCCACCTACAACATTAGTAGCAGAGCAGTTAAGTGTTAATGGATAACCTTCATCTAATGAGGATACAGTAGAAGCAACACTGACATTTGGAGCAGTAGCTAAATCTTCAATATGCGTTACTAAATGTGACGAGTTGTAGTTTACACGAAATTCCTTAGTATCAGGACCTATTGTTTCTTTAAATCCTGTTATCAAACCTACAGCATTATATCCAACAGAAGCATAAGTAGTTTCTCCAAATGTTGCTTGAGTTATATTATTATCGGCATCTGTAGTAACACCTACTGGATTTCCCCCATCTCTATTAAACGCTGACATCTTGATAGATCCAACATCACTGCCACCACCAGTTCCTTTGTTAATTGTACTTCCTAGAAATCTTCCCATAATTGATTACCTATACATGTAGTAGAGTGCACCTGCAACAGTTCCGCCATGATCACTGTTGATATAAACAAATCCGTCAGTATGTTCTGCTATAATAGTTCTAGTGTAGTTTTCATTTACTACACTTCCACCAGTACTGAAACTTGAAGGTCTTCCATACCGTGCTTGCCATTTTACTGATCCATTATTATCATTCCAACAAGTAATATTACAGACATCATTTGAATGGTTATTAGCATAAACAATCATTACTTCTTTTGTTGGTTTTGGGGGTTTCCATAAAATCATACCACCATCACTATCTCCACTACCATGTCCATCAGGGTTCCAATTAGGACTATTAGATGTAATTGCATTAATAATATCTGGATATTTGTGATTACTACTGTTACCATCTGAATAGAATGATGCGAAACCATCACCATAACCATTACTCCATTCAGTAGCATCAAATTCAAAATCATTATAATTTGTAGTCACAATTCCAGCACTGGTTCCACTAACCTGTGTTGAGGAACCACGAACACTATAAAATCTTGATGTATGAGGTCCACCAGTTGCACTATTACCAAACTCAAAGCTATAACCACCACCTGGACTTTGTGCTTTCTGATAGGTAAAGATTCCATGCTTCTGACCCCATCTAGAAGGAATAGCACTTCCTCCCCAGTTTGCACCAATATACCATTTATCATTTCCAGCACTTTCAGTAACATATGAACTCCAATTATCATCAGTTGGAGTTTCACTAGCATTGAAATTGTAGTTATTGGAATAGGCTCTATGTACCTTTACACCATTCCAAGTATCGTTGTTATTAGTAATATAATAAGATACTCCATCATTAGCATAAATGGGAGTTTGGAGAGGGAGGCTTTGACTATCAGTAATACCAATCGCTACAGATTGTCCAATCTGATGTGATCTGTTAGAATCATCATAAACGAATACTTTAAAACTATCAGCAGGTTCTTGTACTGAATCCTGTTGAGGTTTAACTTGGAATGTTCCTGCTACACCAACTAAGGTAAATGATCCAGTTCTTTCAGATACTGCAAAATCTGTAGAAAGACCTGAAGTAACATTGTCTATAACACTATAATATAAAGTACTTCCTGCTGGAACATTAGTAGTAGTTGCGTCAAATAATAGATAAGCACCTTCATCTACAATAGTAGTTGTACTAGCTAAACTAACATTTGGAGCAGTAGCTAAATCTTCAATATGGGTAATTAAATTTGCTGAGTTATAACTACAACGCCAATTTATTTCTTTTTCACCTATTTTTTCAGTAAATCCTGTTATTAATCCAACTGTATTATATCCAACATTGTTATAAGTGGTATTACCATATACTACTTGAGTTACATTATTCTCAGTATCTGTAGTTATTCCAGTAGATCTAGTAAACTCTTGCATTTTGGTGCTTCCACCACCACCAGATCCACCACCTGCACCTCTATTTACTTTACTACCTAAAAATCTTACCATTATTACCCTAATGATGTCATTAAATATCAACTATTTATAATTACATTCCTGCCTGGAATTTATTCCACTCAATTGCATTCTTAATTTGAAATGTTCTATTAGAAATATTTTTAATAATTTCTTCTAAAAACTTTAAAGTAGCATCATAATATCTTATTTTAAGATCTATTTTTATCATCTTCTCATCTGCTTCCATGTATCTCTGTATAGCATCTTTTTCCCTTACTTTATAACCAAAGGGTTCTTCAATATAAACCTCTGCTGGTGCTTTACCTGTATAATAATTATGTCTTTCTAATCTTGTTTTATTATATTGCTCTCTTGCCTTTTCACGCATCAAAGTAACAGTATTATAAACTGTATAATACTTTGAGTGTAGTTGAGGAATTTTTAATGATTCATCATGTAGATTATCGGGATCAATGACAGCATCACGCTCCCACATTTCCTGAATTTTTTCAAGATTCATAAAGAACTAGTCAAACTGTAGATAGTATACCTGAAAGATGCCTCTGCTGTAAAGTATTGTATATCAGAAGTAGTTGCATCAAAATCTAATGAAGTTAATGAAACTGGGAATAGATCTTGAAACTTTACTTTTGCAATTTCTCTTAGATTACTATTCAATATTCTAAGTGTTCCATCACAGAATGCTTCTTTAGGATCTCTCATTGCAGCACTATCTGTTGTCAAATCTCTAAACTGTGCTGGTGTTTCGGGAAATCCTAAACCTGTTAACCAATTATAAACTGCCATATAATTTTCCATATTCTCATCCACTAAAAACTTTAAAGTAAAATCACCATATGTCAATTTCTCACCAGGAATATCAATATCTTTTAGATATGTTGGTTGAGTTGTAAGTGCTAAAGATAACTCTGGTATTCTAGCACTATTTGATAAAAAGTCAATTTTAGGATATTTTGATAAATTAAACTTGAAACCTACTGAAGATAAGTAGTTTCTATTCTCAATTTGTTTATTGAATATACTAGAAGTCATTATATTTTTTTTAAATATTTAGATAAAAAAAGAGACCCCCGAAGGAGTCTCTTTATTGAAGAAATTATATCCTTTCTTCTTACATAAGGTTAGTAACCTTAACTCTTCTGTAGTAACGGTTTGAGTTACGTGTGAGTGTACCAAGTCCTTGAGTTGTTCCTTGTGAGAATGGGTTTTCGACAATGCCGTAACGTGTCTTAAATCCGATCTTAGGTTGGAATGTATCCTGACCAACCGCACGAACCATCTGTAGAGGCACGTAAGGGCAGTAGAATAGTCCAGCGTCATAAGGAGAAGAACCTTTGTAACCAACAACGTAGTACTGATTAGCACTTGTGTTAGCAGCATAAGGATCGATGTACACTTTGTACTTACCTTGCAAAATACCAGCAAATGTATTGCCTGTATCGTCTACATTAAGGTTAGCATTAAGTGCAGGAGTGTAATCAAGTACACCAGCCATTGTTAGGGCAGAAGCAACATCAGCAGATGTTAGAATCATGTTACCCTTTCCACGACGAGT